TTCTTAAGGCCACAGTCGTAGTAACAGTATTGGAATAGTTGGTTACCGCCCTGTGTCCAAGCATGATTGAACGAAACAAATGCAAGGACACAGAGCATTGTACTATGGCTTAGTAGGCCAGTCAGCCTCTTCCAAGTTAGGCCAGTTAGCGTGGGTTGTAATGTCACGTAGAGCTTGACGATACGTAGTCATTTCAGCAGACATTGTTACATCTGAGAGTGCCATCCAGTCTGTTTCAGTCAGCAACCCATCACGCTTGGTGCGGTTAGCTGTGGCAGTATTGGCATCCAGTGTGGCCTGATAAGCCGCCTCATGCTCTGCCTTAGTGGTTGTTACGCCATCCTCGTCAGTCGTATCAGCAAACATATCACGGGCAACGTAGTTCTCTACCCAGTTGCCGTTAGCATCTTGGACAACACCATCACGCACAGAATTCTGATATGCCGTTGTGGTAGCCGCTGGGCTGCGTAGCACTGGGTCTAGGTCTAGTGCGTCTAGTGTGGCTGCTTTCCATACACGAGGCAAAGACATGTTGGGGTTAGCTGAACGCCATTGCCCCTGTGTCTTCACTTCGCCTGTTGTTCTGTTGCGGTATTCTGACATGATTGATATTCTCCTGTGTCAGTTGATTATGCGATTGCGTAGAAGATGTAGGTTTCATTAAGTGCATTTGTCGCTCCAGAGCCACTTACTGCAAAGCCAGATGGGTCAGGGTCTATGAAGTCTCCATAACTTTCTGCTGCGTTTGAATTTAAGGCAAGGATAGCGTCATTTCCTGTCACAATAGCACGGGTAGTATCAAATATTCTCCAGTCGGATATTGAGGTGCTTCCAGAAACTTGTTTTATCATCACATACCTAGCACCAGAACTAAATCCGCAATCAATAGTCCTTTGTGATGCAGTGCCTACATAGCTCCCCACCTTCGATATGCCATCAAGGCTTGCGAAGAGGTAGGCTATGTAGTTTGAATTGTTTACCGACATATCCGCACCTAAAGAGAATACACTTGCTGTTGGGTTTGTTGATTGAAATATATCACTTTCTGCAATTGTGTTACTAGTGCTATTTAGTACGAGGTACTTTGCGTTTCCTATTCCTGTGTGATAAACAACCCATGATTCCTCAGCTCTACTCTTTACCCACATCATTTCAGGTGCAACTGTTAGATTATGGCTTACAGTCCTTGCACTTCCCGTACCCGAAAAAGTCACCGCATCGAAATAGCCCGGCGCTCTTTTCCACATCCAAGAGTAAACACTTGAGTTTGTGGATAGTGTTTCATTGTTCCAGCCATCCATGTAGTCAAAAGCAAACACAGGATTGCTTGTCTCTGCACTCCCGTTATCTGTGTTTAATTGTTTTCCTTGTATTAACCTACTGCCAACTGCCCAGTTAGCCGTTGAGCTAACATTTCTTGTTAATGCGAAATCAACAGGAAAACCGCTGTCAAACAATGGAGGGTCTTGATTAACCTGCGTATCAATAGCAAACACCTCACTCCCACTCTCAGGCACTTTAGTGCCACGGCGGATTGCCATGTAGATGTAGGTGTTACCAGAGGTGTTTATTGCTGCGTTATTATCTTGTATTTGAAACCCTGTTGGTGTTGGCCCCGTGCCGTATTGAGTAACTTCGGCAGCAGATGTATTAGCACTTAAACTGGCGGTTGAGTTAGCCACTTTGTTTGGCAAGCCACGCATAATGTCCCAAACAAACCAGTCATTTGCACTAGTCGCATCTTTAACCAGCAACCACTGAGGCTCAAAACCCAAGTCAATCTCAGGGCCAGTGCTAGAACCATTACCAGTATAACTCCCACACTTGATAGCATCTAAATCACCATCAGGGCCGAACTCACCGTCACCATCGTTGTGGGCGAAGAGGTAGGCAACAAACCGTTGACCACTCCAGTTCATACCAAGACCAGTACCTAACGTAAATTCAGTACTTGTTGGCGCAGTATCGTTCATCCAACTACCTACAGGAAAGTCGGTATCTGTTGTGTTTAACCGCAAAAACCTGCTGGCGTTGTTAGACAAACTTCTATGATAAACTTGCCATGTTGCATTACCATCTGACTGATCTAAGTTTTTAATAATAATACACCCAGGAACAGAACCCAAGTTATGGCTAATTGTTCTAACTGTTTGGTTCCCAGTATAGGTTAAGCATGTGAAAAATTTAGGGGCCTTCCTCCATGTCCAAGAGGCGTAGTCGTTGCCATTTGTGTTTATTGAAGCATCGTTACCACCAGAGAAGCCGTTAGCATTAAAAGATGTTACGCCATTCGTGCGTGTGGTTTCTGCACTTGTAAGGTTAGATGCAAGCCTTTTAGTCGCACCTCTTTCGGTGTCATAAAAATTGTGACCATTTCCAGCATCACGGTCTTTAATCCAAACCAAACCACCTTCGCCATCAAGGTCAATGTCGTTTGTAATTGTTTGTGTGGAGCTATTCCCAGTATACAAATAAGTGCTGAACACATCTTCTACGTTCAGGGCAGCACCGCCAGCATTACCAGCCGCAGCCTGTAGCATCTTTTTCTTAGTAGCCATTATTGTAGCTCCTTATGCTAATGCTTGACCCGCCGTGAAGCCGTACCAGTTAGTCCCACCATCCCGTGTGGTGAACACGAAGATGTCCTTCGCACTAGCAGTTGCTGTCAGGGTTGGAGCAGTTGCCGCTGGAAAGTCTACGCTTGCAGGCCATGTAACTGTGTAGCCAGAAGCTGAAGCATCTTGGATGATCTCGATGGAGAACGTGTAGGACGTGCCGCTTGCTGGTGGGTTGCTGAAGGTGAACGTGGTGTTGCCTGATAGAGTTAAGCTGAAGGAGTTACCATTGTGGCAGTTGACCGCTGGGGATGTACCAGAGAGGGCAGCGTAGGTTTCGTTGTAGCTACCTGCGATTAGTTCACCTGCTACATCTCCACTATCACTAGCTAAAGTACCTGTAATATTCACCCCTGTGCTAGTTGTGTTTAGCCTCTTGCCATTATCATAGTACAATTCCACAGCATTATCAGCCAAGAACACAGCCATGTTCTCACCTGTTGCACTTTCAATTTGAACATTGCTTGAGCCTTGAATGTAAAGAACGCCCTGACCTTGGTCACTGATGTAACTATTGCCGCCATCGTGATAAATCTGCAAGTCACTGCTATCGCCTAGCTGTATCTTATCGTTATCTTTTAAGTTAATGCTGCCACCATCAATGTTTACATTATCCTTATCCTGATACGCCATTGTACCAAGGTCAGCATTTGTAGGCACCTGATCGGGGTTTGTTCCAGTAAGTTTAGCCATTATTCATCTCCCGCCCACTTGCGATACGGTGTCGCTGGTGCATCTACGGTTGGCAGTGAAGCCACCTGTTCATCTGTTAGCTCTTCACGAAGGTTTGCGTGGTAGCCATCAACAGCTTCCATCTCGGCATACTCCATGCCCTCACCGTCAGTCAGCATAGTGCCTGTCGCACGATACATGGTGCCGATGATGTCGAGCATGGGCGTGTCCGCCATCCACTCGTATGCGCCGCTGGGGCCATCCCACTCAGCGTCTGGCTCTAAGTCATCAGGACGACTATTGAGTGCATCAGTGGGATCATACTCTTTGTGTGCCAGCGATGCAGCTTCTAGGGCTTCCCAGAGTGCCACTTCGGAGGGGGCTTTGAGGTAATACGTTGTCATAGCTTATGCCTCCGTCATGGCTTGTAGGGTGGCTGATGAAAGTGCCTTTGGGTATAGGGCAACTTTACTAATGTGCGCACATTTTCTACTTACAGCGTTAAACGTTCCGTATCCTATGGTTAGTTTAATATCATCAGGAGTTGCCGCTAAGAAGGTGATACCTCCATCGCCATTGTCAACACTTGATATTTCCCCGTTCATTGCATAGTACACAGGAACAGTCCCAGATGTTCCTTCCCACGAGATTGCTATCCTGTTTTTACCGTTTAAGGGGCTAACTCCTGAATTAATATCGCCGCCGTGAGTTGGCTGGTAATACCCACTAGGGCTATTAGAATAACCAACACCAAGATAGTTATTATTATCCTTACCTATTGAAGCAGCAAATGCAGCCTTTGTGTTGTCTGGGTCATAGATTGCGTCAACTTGGAATGTGCCTTCAATAGTGTTGATGTAGTTCAGCATTGTAGCTTCAAGGATTTCGGCAGTATCAACCGCCCTAGTCACAGTAGACCCAGAGGTGGGGATGTATGACGTTGGAAAGGAGCCGACTTCTACTTGTGCGCCCCAGACGTAGATGCCTGAGTAGCCATCGCCATCATATGAAAGTGAACCATTTTGAGCGCATGAATATACAGCAATGTTTGGGGTTCCTGTTGAGGCTGTTGTTACTGTGATAGAGCAACGATACCACCCATTTCCCACATCCTCCATTGAAGTAGGTGGGCTATTCGTTGCCGTCCCGACAGTACCGTTCGACAAATTATACCAAGTCCAGTAAGAGGTTGATCCGCTGTAGATGTTTAATGCTAAGTAATCACGCTCTGCCTTTTTTGCGAATAAAGACAACGTGTAGGTAGTGGACGCCGACATAGGTGGGAACGTGACCATGCTGTGGCTAATGCTTGCAGTAGTGTTTTCTTGTATTTTATTGCCAGAAAGAGTGCCGTCTGGAGCAACAACTGCAGCAGTAATTAGTGAAGAATTTGAAGTAGAAAAGTTAGAAAGATCACCAGACTGCGTCAGCAAATTCGTCCGAGCTTCCTCAATCAGCAGCCCTTTGCTTTCACCTGTCACTGGATCGTGGTCAAACCGTGCCTCACCGGATGCCGCTGTTTGCAGCACTGGCTGGTATTTCACGATGGGGCTAGAGGTTGTCGCTGTGTAGGCTGTGGCGGAACTGCGCTGTTCTAGCTGGAACCCCCAGATAAAGAACTCAGAGCCTGACGCAATGTTAGTAGCTGGCGCACCGTTTCCTGTGCTGTCTGCAAAACTAGCGTCAACAAATATAGTTTGCGCAGTGCCTGCTGATGTCCCAGAAAACGTTACACGATACCAGCCATTGCCCACATCTGTTGTTGTTGGAGTGCCTTCATCTGTACCCACTGTAGTGCCGTCTGAAAGATTTATTGTCCTAGCAGATATTGTGTCAATATAACCATTGCCGCTAGTCCTTGACTGCATATTTACACGAACATAATCCCAGTTTGACTTCTTCAAGTATACGCTTGCAGTGTACGCTGTTGAGGCCAATCCTACGGGGCTTTGAGCCACGTTTCGATATGGACCTTCAGTTGTAATCTCAATTGTATTAGCTGTTGTTGTTCCATCAGGCGCAGTTGTTGTATTAGCTGTACTTGTTGTGCCAGAACCTGCCCAAGGCGAAAGTGTCGTATTCTGACTGTAGGTAATCAAATTCTCCTCTGCCTTAGCCGTGGTCTTACCATCCCAGTAAGTCGCAGTGGAGCCACGGGTAAACGTGATCCGTGGATCAAGGGTCTTGCTGTTCGCAAAGTCTAGCAGAAGGGACGGGCGAATGTCGGGGAGGTCAGCAGTATTGTCTAGCTGGTTAAGTTCTGCAGCAGATGCAGTGAGGTCACTAATCTCTGATACACTAATAGCCCCATCAGCCAGTGGATTACCCGCTGCGATTAGGTTTGCTAAGTCTCTTGCTTTTGTCATTTAGTTATCCTCTTATGCAGGCTTTACAGGCCAGTCAGCCTCATTAAGGTTTGGAAAGTTAGCGTGGCTTGTGATGTCCCTCAGTGCCTGACGATATGTTGCCCATGCTGTAGCATCTACGGGGGCGTCAGCTACTTGTGTCCAGTCAGATTGCATTAAAAGATTATCACGCTGCCCACGATTAGACAAAGCAACGCTATCGTCCCACGCCTGTGTCTCTTCAGCGGTCTTGCTTGATGTAGTCCAGCCAACAGTCCAAGCGCCAGCAACCAAAGATGGTGTAGCTTCCTGTTCAACCTTCTGTGTACGGTCATCGATGCTAGGCATGTCTGTATATACAACAGTGTATACGCCATAGCTTTCAAGCATCTCACTAGGGATTTGCTTTGGGAACGAGGTGTTAGAGTTGTCACGGCGTAGTTGCCCTACGGAATAGGGGTATGTATCTACACTACCGCTTGTAATTTTGACGAGCGACATTTAAGTCTCCTTTTGTGTTTAACCGAAGTCTTTGTAGGCTATGCCAGCACACGTTGGGCCAGATGTGGGAAAACCAGTTAAAACGGGATCAGCATACTTGCTCCCAAAACCTGTTGTGGAGTCAAACTCATATGCGTTCATTAGTTTGGCGTTGTTTACACCAAGAAATACGACATCTCCCGCTGTATTAAAGGCAACATTAGTGCCTGTGGCACTTGCAGGAGAGGCAGTGCTTGACAACTCTGAACCTAAAGTGCTTGTCGCATTATCCCACGCAAAAGCCTTTACATAAGGGTAGGTGTTTGTCGCAACAACTATAGCTTTATCATCAGGTGAAAACTGTGCATCATACGGATAGAAAGAGAACGAGGGTGACACATTTGTCCCAAGCCCCGTTACGTCATTCCATGTATAAATCAATAACCTTTGTGTAGCTGTGGCAGTCACCGCAGAAAACATTACATGGTCACCAGCACTGTTCCAACTAACACGGTACTGTCCACTTACATTAACCGCAGTGTCTTCTTCTGTACCGTAGCCAGAGCCAGTCCACTTAATAACTTTAGCACGATTAGATACTGTACCAATCCAATTATCAGTATTAGACCAAGCTATACCTTTTGCCTCTTGCCCACCCAAAAAGTTACTTGTGTATCTAGCCCCAAAGCCACTTGAGTCAGACCATTGATAAGTGTAAAAGTTGTTGCTGCTAGTATTTGATGCTAGAGAAACAAAACTGCCAGAGTTGCTAAAAGCTAATCCTGTTGCACTACTACCTGAAGGTAGACTTGAGGGGTTACTGTATTTAGCACCCAATGCCCCTCCAGCAAAAGCGTAAGCAGACACAAGGGGTGAGTCAAAGTGAGTAAACACAATCGCACCACCATCACCTGACCAACCAACCTGACCTTGAGTAGCTGGTCTATTGGGAGGAGCTGTTGATCCTGCTGGAATATTTTGATACGTCCCAAACCCATCGTTTTTGTTAAACGGTATGACAACAAGAGAGTTCCGTAGGTCTGAAACAGTACCACTACAAGCAATCGCAACATACTGCTCTGTTTCACCACCAGCACCAGCCGCTGCGAGTGCGGCAAGTTTACTAATCACACTCATGCTAATGCAGCCCCAGCTTGGAAGCCGTACCATGTAGTACCGCCATCGTAGGTGATAAAGACCAGCACATTAGTCTCGCCACTAGCAGGTGAGTCAGGAGCAGTACCACCTGCCCAATCAACAGAGCTAGGCCATGTCAATGTATGTGTGCCGCCAGCCGTTACCTTGAGTGTGAAGCCAACAGAACGCCCTGAAGTAACACCAGCAAAAGTGAAAGTAGTATTACCAGATGTGCTAATAGCAAAGCCACCCGCTGTGTCAGCATCAATGCTAGGCGTAGTGCCTGACAAAGCTGTGTAACCTTCTTGAGTAGTGCCTACATAGCCAACGCCAGAAAGGTGGAGGTCTTTGAAGCGGTTGCTTGATGAGCCAAGATTTATAGCAGCATCTCTAGCGCCTCCATTAGTACCTCTTGGTACCATATGAGGGCCAGCGGGATCAAATAACAAAGTTACATCAGATTTACCAATGTAAGGTAAGCTAACGTAAGACCCAATACTCCCCACAGTGGTGCCGTCTTTGTAGAAAGTGGCAAGGTCTCCATCACTGTTAAGGCGTGACAATATTAATGATACATCATTGCTAACGGCTGACCTGACCCCATCAACACTAGATATAACAGTGCCAGCAGTATTTACGCTGTTTACGGTTTTACCAACATACAACTTACCGCTGCTGTCAATATCTACATAGGAAGTACCCGTATTAGCGTTCCTAAAACTTAAAGTTGAATCAGCATTTACGTTTGATTTACCTATAGCGTAATCGGTGCCGGGGCTTGAGCTAAATACTAAAGACCCAAAACTTGTGTTTGAGCCTGTAGCGTTTGAGTCTCTTATTGTAGCTAAAGCACCAGATGTTGCTTGTGGAACGCCGTACAGATAGAATAATGAACTTTGGGCTGTAGTACCAATGGTGAGTTTATCAGAAACCACAGTACCTGTTACGTCAATTCCTGTGGCGTCAGTGTTTAAAACAGTAGTTCCGTTATGTCGTAACTGTGCGCCAGCATCGTTTTGGAACAAGGCAATCGTTGACCCATCGCCGTCTTCGATGCGAACCTCATTTCCCCTAATCCGCAAGTCGCCAGTGCCTTGCTCATATATATAACTTGTTGACCCTGTATGATACACCTGCAAATCCGCAGACGCACCAAAAGTCGCCTTCACGTTGTCGCCGTAAGCCAAGTTACCCGTCATAGTATCGCCAGCTACTTCTACGTAACGAGCATCAGCCTGTGACTTAGTATAAGTATCAGCTACTACAAATGTACCATAAGCTACAATGTCTACGCTATCACCTGCTGTAGCACCTGTAGTCAACACAACGGATGTACCACTTGTAGCAGTAAAGTCTGTACCACTGATAAGCTTCACACCGTTTAGGTATACATCTACATAGCCGGGGTCATATGTAACAGCAAAGGTAGTCTGACCAGATGTAGCTGTATAAGTCTGACGTTCAGCTGTACCGTTTACAGATGAACCAGCAGCCTGCCATCCAGAGCCGCCGTAGACATACATGATGTCAGTCGTAGTATTGAAGTACAAAGCACCAGTAATAAGTGCATCACCGTCATTGTCTAACGCAGGAGCAGAAGCCTTAGCACCTAAGTAACGATCATCAAAGTCATCGTATGATGCAGCGGCATTGGTTGCAGAGGTTGCAGCTGCAGTAGCAGAGTTACCTGCATTAGTCTCACTGGTAGCAGCATTGGTAGCTGAGGTAGCAGCAGCAGTAGCACTAGCAGAGGCAGCAGTAGCTGAACCAAGTATACCATCTACATATGTTTTAGTTGTAAGGTCAGCAGCATTAGTTGGGGTGTGAGTAGTTGTAATTGGTGAACTGCCCATATTAATGGAACCTGTCATGGTTCCACCAGTCAGAGCTAAGAATGTAGTGTCAGCATAGTTTTTGGTTGCTGCGTCCTGTGCTGCAGTAGGATCACCCAAGCCAGTAATCTTACTTGTACCCATAGCAATAGCACCAGTCATAGTGCCACCTGCCAGTGGTAACTTAGTAGCAATGCTAGTGGTTACAGTGTTTGCAAAGTCGGCATCATCGCCCAGCGCAGCAGCTAGTTCGTTTAGTGTGTCCAGTGTGCCGGGTGCAGAGTCAACCAAGTTAGCTACGGAGGTATCTACATACCCCTTAGTTGCAGCATCATTTGTATTAACTGGTGTAGTCAGGTTAGTGATGGTAGCTGTAGTACCAGCATTCATATTCAACGTACCATTAACCGTTACGTCTTGGAACGATGATGTACCTGTAGAAGTTACGTTACCTGTCAGATTACCTGTGACATTACCAGTTACATTTCCAGTGACGTTACCTGTTACGTTACCAGTAAGTGGACCTACAAAGCTAGTACCTGTAACGGTTGTACCTGTTATAGCTGCAGGACTTGCTGCACCAATAATAGCACCGTCAATAGCCCCACCATTAATATCAACAGTCGCCAAGGTGGCTTGTCCAGATGTCGATACAGTCGTAAAGCTACCAGCAGCAGCACTAGAAGCACCAATAACTGTACCATCAATATTACCTGCGTTAATGTCTACTGTAGCTAGTGTAGTTGTACCAGTAGCTGACAGTGTAGTGAAAGCACCTGTAGAGGGAGTAGAAGCACCAATAGTGGCATTATCAAGAGTACCACCGTTAATGTCTGCAGTAGCTGCAGTAAGACTTGTGTTGGCTGCAAGTGTGGTAAATGTACCAGCTACAGGTGTAGTGTTACCGATAACTGTATTGTCTGCTGCACCTGAGTTAATGTCGGCAGAAGTAATTGTTGCTGTGCCTGTGAAAGTAGACGTACCTGTTACAGCAAATGTACCGCCTACTGTAGCATTACCTGAAGCATCCATAGTGGTAAAGTCTGCAGCAGCGGGAGTAGTCCCACCGATAGCTGTACCATCTATTGTACCACCATTAATGTCGGCAGTAGTAGCTACAACAGAAGTGAATGTACCGGCAGCTGGAGTTGTACCACCAATGACTGTACTATCAATAGTACCGCCTGTAATAACTACAGAGTCAATATAACCAATACCATCAATATACAGGTTTTTAAACTCTGCACCTACTGCACCCAAGTCTACATCATCGTCAGTTACAGGTACAATAGCACCGTCTTGAATGCGTATCTGTTCTACTGCAGAACCACTTACCTCTGTATATACACTGATACGGTTGTTTGTTGTATCTACGACTACTTTGTTCTGAGCATCAAGATCGGCAATGAGTGGTACGTAAGTACCTTCAGCAGAAGTGCCATCGTGTTTGTGACCCGTGCTGTTATTAAAAGCATCACGGATAGCGTTAAACTCTGCGTTTACTGGTGCAGCTTTGATAACCGCATTTGCGATAATGTCAGCTACGGACTGTCTGGTATATCCCGCCATTTAGAGTCTATCTCCCACCCCGAAAGTAATCACTATGCCTTGAATGCTGTGTGATGCGTTTGTATCGTTTGTTACGTATTTAAGTGATGCCGACTTACCTGAGCCTGAAACGTTAGTACGCTGTACTGGTGCAGGGTTGCCATCAAAGATTGCTGTACTATCATACAAGGCTTCATTATAGTAAGCTGCAGCACCTTGTGTTGTTAGTGTAAAGTTAGTTGGACTTAGTGTATCTACGTCTTCGTAGTCATACAAGGCAGACATAACGATCTCGTTGTCACCCTCAGAACGCAAGTAAGTAGCTACAGTGTAGAATACTTTACGCTGTTCTGGGTCTTGCATGTGAAAGAATGGTGTCTGGAATACACTAAAGATGTCCTCACCATCAAAGTCATTGCCTTGCTCTTGGCGGTGTACCTTACCGTTGCTATCACCATGTATAACAAACTCATTCTGACCAATGTAGCCAGAGGTAGCACACGTAGTAAATACGCCAAGCATCTGACCGTACTCAAACTGTAGTCCGTTAGGTGTCTGTCTAAAGCCACCAATAATACCCTGACCATCTGCAGCACCAAGAAAGTATCTAAACTGTGTTTTCTGTCTAATAACTACAGCGTCTAACTTATCTAAGTCTACATCAAATACAACGTCAGTAAAGATAGACTGAATGTCTTTAGATACTGTCTCAAGGTTAACGTCACCAATTTTATCAGTACCAGTAACAGGACGCAAGCCATCCTGTGATAGGAATAGTAAGTCACCACCAATTTCAACTACACTATCCGTAGCAAGGCAACCCAAGTCATCCGTAACTTCTTGCAATACAAAGTCTGCAATGTTGTTGCCTACAAGCTTACGGATATTGTTAGTACCAAAGACGTAGAGTGCGTCACGGAAAGACTTGATAGCTACAATAGGAAAGCCTACATTAATAACACCTGCACCATCAGCAGGGTCAAAGTCAGTCTCTTCATAAGGGGAAGAAAACCACAGGTTAGTAGGCTCAGTAGCGTCACCTGCTAAGAATAAATGGTTTTTAAATGTATGAGATACTTTAGGTGCGCTGGGCGCATTGGCATTAGTAATCTGTGTGTAGGTTGTACCGTCATACGTAGCTGCTGGATTAACACCATCTGCGATTACTACTTTTGGTGTACCCCAATTGTAACGAGTAAAGCGTACTTTAGGGTAAGTAGATACATCTACAGAGGCAGGTGTAGTAATAGTAACCCAAGCAGATGTAGCAGTATCCCAGTAGTACAGGTAGTTGGTACTACCGTTGTCGTGTCGTGCAGCTAGGATGCCATCGTTAACACCATTAGCTACACATACGCCCAACACTTTGTTAAAGCCCGGTACAGTACCATAGTCATTGCTGTAGCCACTAATCTTACGGTAGCCACCAGTAACAGCAGGCTCGTAGTTAATCAACGAGATAGCTGAACCCGGCTGTGTCTCACCCTGTGATAGCACATCACGGCTGGTGTTAAGACCGCCTTGGCAGAAGACTTTAAAGGAGGCTAAATTATCAGCCATTAGAAAGAACCGCTAAAAGAAGTATTACGTCCTTGTAAAATAACTGTAGAGCGAAGACCCAGTGGATCGTCTAGTAATACACGGCGCATAGCTTTAATGCCATCTTCAAAATTCTTTTGGTGCATTGCTGCACTTTGTTCATTGCTACGGAAACGCATCATAAACATCATAGCACCGTCAATTAATACGTGCTTAAAACGATCCGGGATAATTGCTATATCACTATATACAGTTAAGTCTTGTGGGTACGACCAGTAGATATACTCTACTTCATACGCAGCATTAGGAACAGGAGTAACACCAAACTTATCTTCGTATGTTTGATAAACTACAACAGGTGCGGCTTCGCCATTTACGGTATCTCCTGTATCATCTGAGGTACGGTAGTTACGAATGTATTCATCATAAGAAATAGGGTTTAGCCTACGTGGTGCATTACTCTCAGAGGAAAGCTGTTTAATGTAAAACGTATCCCAATCTACACTAGAGTAATCTGCAGGAAAACTATACTGACGTGTACCAACGGATAAAGTTTGTGTGTACGTAGTTTTAAGAAAAGGCCACTCTTGACCGTCTTGTAAAATAAGTCGGATGCTACTGTTAATTGCATCTTTTGCTAGTGCTTGAACGTTACGTGCAGTATCAAATCCATCACCCGCAATATCAAGGGTAACTTCATTCATACGCCGTAGAAGTTCGTTCACTAGAGAAACATACGTAGCCATGTTATATCCTAAATACAAAAAAGATAGAAGGGGCCAGCATGTAGCCAGCCCCAACTATTTATCTTAGGCCAAGTTATACTTAGCTGTGACAAGACCTTCGGGGCGCAAGATTTTGCGACCATAGAGATGCATACCACGAACAATGTCAGCAAAGCTGTCTGGATCACGGTATGTTTCTGTCTTGTTGATCTGCTCGGCAGTTGCAACGGAAGAGTCATGACCAGCTACGATAACACCGTAGTTAGTAGACTGTGCCGCTGTACCTGTTGTCGATGCACCAGTACCAACAGACGGAAGGTTGTTTGAAACGTGTACACGGAAACCGTGGAAGTTGTTCAATACAAGACCATTCTGAAGACCTGCTCCACCGTAGTCTGCGTTCAAAAGACGTGAATCTTCGTCACGAAGTACTTCCATCATCACGGGATCAACAACAATCCAGCGACCTTGGGTAGGTACGTTTTGTGCATCAAGCAAACGTGCCATACGTGCAACCAGCATTGCTGGAGATACGTAAGCAGTTGGCAGTGCAGTTGCACCGGGCAAACGAGCAGCAACAGGGATAGAGTCCCCAGCTACACCTGCGGTAGTGATGTTACCAAAGTTTGGACGGGAAAGCTTGTTAGCTGCAAGCAGTTCATCTGTGCCTGCAGTTGCGTCAGCTTTAGTGCCGTTAACTTGGTCGTTCACTGTGTCGGCATTGTCATGCAGTGCAGACTGTTTGAAACCAGACAAGTAACCAAGAACTTCTTGGTCATGTTGGTCAGCCAAACGGAAGGCAGCACGATCAGATGCAAGGGTTTGGAAATTGACGTGGCTATGAGCCTCTTCAATATCGTCCACTTTAAAAGCAAAATAGTTAGCTTTATCAATGACTAACGAGAAATCGTTATCTGTCAAATCTTGTTGAGTGATGGTTGTACCACGAAGATACGCAGAGACTGAAATTTCAGGCTCTTTAATAATCTTCACAGTGTCTCCCATGTTGGCGATCTCGCCAAAATAATCGTTGTTAGTGATTGCGTCAACAATAGATGCCTTGCGGAATGCAAGTTGCACCTGTTTGCTGTAAATAACAGGCGAGAAGTTGCCTGAGTTCAGGTTGGTATAACCCGAAGCTTTTCCGAATGCCATAATAATTCTCCTTTAGCATTTAGATTACAGATGCAAACTATTAATTACTTATGCGAAGGCTATGTACTACTAGGGTGCGTTCTTTAGAAAGTTGGCCTACCTTCTATTAAACGGGCCATGAGACATTAGGTTGTTCGATAACTGTTATTATTGTTTGCTAAGTTGTTAGTAGTGCTGAGTAACCGTAGTTAATACCTAGCGGGGTCAGCACTACTACATTGTACATATAGTTATATCATAAATAACTAAGATGTCAATAGGTTTATCGGGCATTTCCCGACATATCGTAAACAAACTTTCCTGTACGGATAGATTCCATAATTTCGTCAGAAAGTTTCTCGTATTCTTGAGAAGACATTTTATTAACTTGTGACTCTGAGAAAACTCCTACTTTGCTTTCTGTGTCAGGAGCGCTACGTTCAGAACGATTACCTACGGAACGTGCAGCGTCACGATTGTTAGATGTCTTTTTAGTTTTAATACCCATGTCAGCTTTATACAAATCAATTGCACGTGCAGCTGAACGAGCATCACTATCGTTTTCATATAGAGCATCTTGTACCCACTTGGGTTGCTCTTCTACCCACTCGTGGAACTCATCGCTATCACGAATAGTATCGAAGTCAGGGTGTGCCTGTAAGAGTTGTGCTTCCGCTTTTTCACGGGCAGCGTTTGCTCTCATCTCATCAATTTCTTTAACACGTTCTTCTAGTCCCTGCGACTGTTCACGTGCCTTTTTAACTGCAATAGTTTCTACAATTGCCGCTACATCTGGGTACTTAGTTGCCCATGCCTCAATGTCTTCGTCCGACTTAGGCAATCGCATTTCTTTACGGGTAGCTTGCTCAAGCTGCGCTTCTAGTTTAGCAAACTTATCTTCCCAAGTCTTTTCTTTTTCTTGTACGTGTCTGCGAAGATCACCGTAACGTTTCTTAAAACTTTTATCTTCTGCATTTACAGGTTCTTGATCGTCTTCCTGTACTGCACTTTCTTTAGTTTCACCGTTTTGTTGCGCAATTAACTCGTCAAGTTCTTCTTGCTCATGCTTGCGGCGTTCTTCATTAGAGTATTTACGATTTGCAAATGCTGCAACTTTAGGTGTCTCTACTCCACCCATAACGTTAGTATCATTCATATTTCAGTTCTTTCATACTGGGGCCACCGTAGCCTGTGTTGGCAGGGGGATGAGTAGCCAGTCAAATATAGCAGATTATATTTTGTTTACGTGCTGCTATGTCACGATATTTAATTGTATATTATTAAATAAACAATTAATCATCCCAACCACTTTTAGAACCCGCCATAGACCCTGCTTTAGTTCCTGCACCAAGACCTTTAGATGTATTTCTAGACCTAGTAGCTGCAGCTTTTTGAGTTGTTGCGGCTGTTTTGCTTGCTTTTGATTGTTGTGTCGTACTAGTTTTAGGGGGCGAGTTATCTTTAGGAGGAGAGTTATCTTTTTGGCTTTGTCGTTGGGCAAGAGCACTTACATATCCTGTATCACCTGCCTTTTTACCACTGCTATCTACTCTTCCTGTAGTGGCTACCCCACTTGTAGCTGCTGCAGTTTGTGCGGCAGTTGGGGCGGTTCTACCTCTTTCTTCGTCACTACCCATACTAAGTGTAGCGGCACTAGATGATGATTTTTGTGACGCTGTTCGTTTTGCTGTAGCTGCAGCCAAAGCCCAATCCATTTGACTGACTACTTTATTTTCAATAGGCGGCGAGTTATCTTTAACTTGTTTAGCTACTGTCTTAACTTGTTCATCATCAAGACCTAGAAGATCTTTTATGCCGCCTATAATATTACCAAATATACCACCTACACCAGTACTTTCAGGAACTTTAATACCACGCCTTTTCATTTCTTCAGTAATAGTATTTCGTGTAGAACGTGTAGCCCACGAACCAAACAAACCAAATACAGGGTTTACTGCAGTTAGACCAGCCATTAAAGCAACGGCAGTTTGGTTTTGTGCGTATGCCTTCTTTAAATCTGCATCACTTAAAACACCATAGTCTATTGGTTCAGGTGTTTCTATAGGTGGAGGATCATCATTACCACCTGTAACCTGCGTACTTTCAACTACGGTAGACTCTAGGTCAGAAATAGTTTCATCTACGGTTTCATCGTAGGGTACAAACCCATCTGGGATAGGTGTTACCGGACTACCGTTGTAAAAATAAAAGTCACGCTTTTCATTTGTCTCTTTATTAATATACGTAAGAGAAGTATATTTATCTTCTATTGTAGGTACAAACTTATCTTCCGTAGATGCCGTACTTACACCAGCTGTATTTGTTACGTTATTCGTAGCAGTAGTTGAAACCATATTATCGGGAAGACTACCATCATTAAATGGAGTTGCCTGATTGGTAACAAACTTAGGCATATAGCCACCTGCAGGTGAAGGTGTAGGGGCAGGTGGTGCAACGGAACTAGGTGGAGGAGCATATGTTGAAGATGTCTGTTGACCTTGATAGATAGAAGGTTGATAGCCACCAATGCCTGTAGCAAAGGTTCCTTGGTTAGCGTACACTACACCACCCTCTGCCATTTCACGTGGGCTATCATCCATGTCACCACCGACAATAACTAAATCGGCAGGACCAAAAGGCATATCATCAGGAATAGTAGCCTCTTCACTATTACCCATTTGACCCATAGCTTCCATTTGTTTAAGGCCCATCTTAGCTTCTTGACGTAGTTCCATAAGTTTATCTAACCCATGATAGCGTACTACGTCTGCAGGAAATACAAACTCACCTTCACTGAGCATTGCAGGAATATCGTCACGCACTTCTTTACGTGAGCTACCTACAGGAACATCATTGCCCGATTGTTCATCGACCATGCCGCCTTCATCTTTAAGACCGCCATCTTCAAAGAGTTCCATTTGTTTTTCTAACATAGGAGTACCACCTTTATTAAACTCAAGAGAATTACTACGGCTTTGGGCAGCCTCAATAGCTTCTTCTAATTCATTATGTATACTAGTAGGTTTTATTAAACCTTCATTTAACATTTCTATTACTTGATCTTCAGAATATTGCTTGCCGCCATGTATAGTAGGAATATTGATCCACTTACCTTTATACTCTATGGTTGTAGATTTTTCAGATACCATTTCACCTTCGGCGGTTTCATAAACGTCCCTACCTGCTTGTGTTTGTTTACCTGTTTTTTTACCTACGTCAGCCATTTTTTAATACTTCGTCTCTAAGTAATTTCAATCTACGTAATTGATAGATTGCACCTTGTGCTCTGTGTACTGCAACTATATTATCGGACTGTTCCATAGAACGATGCTGTTGAGCAATAATATAATCTAAGTATTCACTAAAGTCAGCCCACTGCTGGTGGTTGTTGACCAGCGGCTTGAGCTTGTTGAGGTGCTCCTTGTCCTTCTGCATTTCCACTGAATCCTTGTTCTTGTGGTGTAGGTACTTGGCCCGTACCTATGTTACCGCCACCTGCTCCAGTTGGGTCCATAGGGTTACCACCTTGTACTGGAGGTTGTTGTTGTTGAAAACCCTTCATGAGTTCAGCTTGAATTGCAGCTTCATCCATGTTATTAGTTACTTTGTCAGGGTCTAGTTCAAGAGACTTTGCAATCTCACGTATAATATACTGGAATTTTGCAAAAGGTGCAAGGGTAGGATTAGAAGAAATTTGCATAAATTGCATTAATCTTTGACTACGTACTTCATTAGCCATAAGACTTTCTGTGCCACGAGCTTTAACTTCTAAGTCACCTTTGATATTTGGATCAAAGTCAAACTGCATGTTAAAGCGAAATAGACCTTCGCCTAGTGGACGCAGTAGGTAGTCATCTACATTTTTAATAACACTTTTAATGCCGCCTTGTGCAGCACCCATAAGCATAGAAATACCTGAAGCTGTACGTCCTACACCTGACACACCTGTTTGACCGTGTGCAAAAGATGGGAAGCCTGTGCTTTCATCTGCAAGTACACGTGCCTTATCAAAAAGCTGTAGGTTTTCGCCGGATACGTTAGGAAACTTAGTACCAAAGATAGCTTGGCCCGGTGCACCACCCTGTCTGCGGAACACTTTACCGGGGTACACTGACATGTCTTGTCCCGGTACAAGGTTAGTTTCATCTACTTCTAGGATCAAGTTACCTGACAGTACGGCATTATCTACAGCCATACGCATGAAACCATTCATAAGTGTTTGAGTATCGTCCATGTTTTCGGCAATACCTACACCAAAGAATGAGTAAGGGTTTAATTCATATGGTGCAGCCATGTAAGGAATACGTGCAGGTTTAAATGGATTAAGAACCATACGCAGCAACTTACCGTTACAAATCCAAACGTTTGCCTGTAATTCATCCACTTCAGATAGTTCATCTGGAATGTCTACGCCTTGCTCTAGTAGCATATCAACGTCTACCATACCCCAGTACTCTAAAACTTCAAAACGTTCTATACCGTGGTCAGGAGAATAATCAGATAGATCATCTTCCCAATATTCTTTAGTGTAGTTTTCACCAAGTTGAATTGCTTCATCAATTACATTAGAACGAAAGAAAGGTCTACGCTTAAGACCACGCAATTGACTACGTGACATCTTATGACGTTCAATTACGTACTGAGCTTCATCCATGTTTGTTGCATCTGGGTCTGGATAAAAGTTCCAAACTGATACATGAGATACCTGTGGAATAGTTTTAATACTAGGTGAGTATTCACCATCCTCATTCCAACTAGGGTATTCTTTGTCTACAGCAAACGGACCCTTCATAACACCAGTACCAAACAGTGCCATCTCAAAGGCAGTACTACGCAAGTGTTTACTTGCACCGGACTCTTCTAGCTGGTCATGTATTTTCTTCTGCATCATTTTAGCGGCAACCATAGCTGGGCTAAATGTAACAGAAGTAGGTGTTTTACCTGCACCCTCACGGACGTTATCAACACCTTCAAACTTATTCTTTAGTGGGCCTAAACTTTCGGCAAGTGTCTTTGCAGTTGCACCTGCTGGTATATCACGATTATCACCGGGATAACCGTATGGGCTTACCTCTTCTTCTAAGCCTGATTCACGCAACTGTTCTGGCTCTGCAGGGTCAAAACTAACATCTGCAACTACACCTTCCGGTAGTTCAGTAGGGTCTACAGACAATGGAAACTTTTGTGCCGCAAATAGTACATCTACAATCTGACCATACGCAGCAAGTGTTTTTGTTTTAGTAACTTTAATAAACACACGAGACTTTTCAGCCTCTGTAAACTGTACGTCTGGACTGTATAGACCACGATAGTTTCGATAAGAACGTAACCAACGTTGCTCATCTTGCTGTCGGTAGTCATCTGCACGGTTATATTTTTCCATAATAAATGGAATAATATTAGAAGTGTCGGCATCATCAACAGATGAATCATCACTATCTTCTAGTGCAATAGCTTCATCTTCGATAAAGTTGTCGTTATCTTCTGCCATTTATTTTTCCTTAATAACCAAAGGTAGCATCAGCTACTCGCATTCCGTTGTAGTGTGATCCACCAGAATCAAAATCAAAAACACTAAAACGTGGTCTTGACATGATACCATATCTTAACGCATCGTACAAGTGGTCTTCTGCATGAGTGTCGATGTCTTCTGGATTTTTCTTATCAATTGGTAATGCAGGTAGCTGTGAAATAAGATTAGTACAATTTTTAAAAAACACTAGTCTAGGTTCTTCCGTATACTCGTCTACCTGTAAGCGTCTGTGTATTTCGTTTTTACCTGCTACACGAGAACCTTTGGAGCGATCAGATGGACGCCAACGACAGCCACGTTGTATCATTTGTTCTGCAAGACTTGGCCCTGTATCACCACGTTTGTGCCAAAGCGAACTGTCCAACACACCGTACTTAATATTACCGTCACCTGCCTCTAGTTCATTAACCATGTCGGCAAGATCAACCGCAAGTACTTTGCTAACGTATAGTTCACGGTATACAATAAGTTGTTCACTAGGGGATACAGCGAACCATATAACGCCAGAATAACTTCCATAACCATAATCACATGCCCTAAACTTAACCCAGTTGTGTGGAATATCAAAAGGTTCAACTACGTGTACATTTCTATCGAACTCCGTAAAGGCTGCGCCCTCTTTAATATCCCAGTCACCTTCAAGCAACTGTCTACGCTGCTGCTCCGGTAGAGATAAAAGCATGGCTTCGTAGTCACCTTGCTCCGCTAGATATGGATTGTCCTTTAGTCTTGCAGGAATAAACCTACGTTTAAATAAAGGCTTACCTGCTTTAGGATGTCCAGCAGGGTACTTTAATTGCTCACCACTATCAATATCGGTAGCTATAAACGACTCACCTGCAGGTGCAGGATCAATAAACATTTTTTTAACCCAGTGATGTCCTCTGCCGCCGGGGTTAGTAGTAGCTCTCATTGACAGTGGTAAAGCAGGGTCTGCAGTACGTAAGCGAGACCTCATGTAGTTCCACGCATAGGGCGTAGACCATTGAGTTAACTCATCAAATCCTATCCAACTAAAAGCTAGACCTTGGTAACGTGTAACGTCTTGGTCTTTGTCTAGGTAACTTAACCACAGTGTAGCACCAGAGGGTGCAGTCCATGTCATCTTACGTTCTGACCACTTAATACCGGGCCAAATCTTTGGGTACATTTCCTGCGACTTAGTAATAAGTTCTCTTAGTTCTTCCGTAGTATGTCGTAGTAGCAAGCCTGTAAAAGCCGGGATGCCCATGTAGCGTAACGGATCAGCCAACATGGCGTAGCTCTTACCCCCACCAGCACTGCCACCATATAGTACTTCACGCTCACTAGACGCAAGGAAGTCAGTTTGTGGTCCTTTATTAGGCTTAAAGATTACGTTGTGTTGCTCTTCAACCTTCTGAGTAAACTCATCTACTATTACTGTAGGATTAAGCTGCTTTGTTGCTACTGTCTTTTTCTTTTGCGCCGATACGTTTACTTTCGATTTCTTCCGCTTTGGCGATTGCCTTTTTCGCATAGTCTGCCCATCTGCGTAGGCTTCCAGCTTTGTTTTTTCTTTGTCGCTCATTGTCCAACCGTTTCTTTAATCCTACGTGCGATATGGACCTGCCAGTATTTCTTGCAAGCCAATTAGCCACTTCTCGATATGAATACTGTTTAAGGTATTTCTTTGCTTGTTCAAGCATATCAAGTTCGTGTTCAATTGGCAAGAGAATTTGTGTATCCTCTGGATCAATTTCGTAACCAAAAGGAATGGTTCTTGCTACACGTGGGATTGGAACCCATTCATTATCTTCTTTTAGATCGGTTGGCTGTGGAAGTTTCCACGTACCTACTTTCTTAGTCATCATCATCCTGTGGGTTTTTAGCTGGCATTAACATAACACCACCCTTTGCCTCTACTTGCATCTTTTCAGTTTTAACCAAACCTGTACGATCAAGTAATTCTTTAGCTGCCTGCATCTTATCACGAATACCTAGCTCTGTAGGATCATATAGCGCACCCACCATAGCCATTGCAGCTTTGGGGGCGTTACGTGCAAGGTAACTATGTGTCACATCAATAATCTCTTCCTTAAGACTATTTGTAACTTCAGTGTTAGAAGTATTAGCTGAGTAACCCGCCAACATTTTAGCGGAGGTAATGTCACCACCCGCTTCATCCATAAGGACAGCTAAGAACTTTTGTTGACGCTCAGTTAACTCACGTGCCATAATACTTCCTTTATTACATTAACTCGAAATGTGGGCCATCAATAAATGGTCTACGGCCTTGGCTACGGCGTAAGTCTACGTATGCCATCATTGCATCTTCAGCTGTACCTGCATAAGTACGAATGTCACCCTCTGACCAAGCTGCACCCCACTTAATGGCTACACCAAGTTCCTTAGCTGCCTCTTTCATTGCGTCACAAAGATCATCATAGACATTGAGTTCCCATACGCCCTTACCATCTACGTAAGCCATAAGGTCTACGGCTCTACCTTCTAGGTGTTTGGACTTCATAGTCTGGGACTTACCTGCCGCTACAAGTTTCTCTTGCTCTTCTACTGTGCGTAGACCATAGATAACTCCAAAGTCTACCTTGGTTAGCTCAATAGCACGTTTGACTACAGCGACTAGTTTCTCATCTACGCCTTCCATCTTAGCTAGGCTACGACTTGATAGTTTAAATGCCATATTATTTTTTACCTGTAAAGAATTTAGATACTGATCTCATACCAATGCTTGCACTTACAATACCACCCAGTGAATACTGATACCACGTAGGCATAGACTCAAGGGATGCAAAGCCAGCCTGTACAATTTGATTACCCCAGTCACCACAAAATGCAAGGATAAGAGGAATACTAAATAACAAAGTAATCCACTCGTCCTTCCAAGAGTTCTGGGTACTGTTCATTGCAGCAATGTCCCAGTCAAGCTCACCTGTTGCTTGCTTAACACGGATTTCTGCATTGGCTTTTTGTATTGCTACCTTACCGTCAAGGTAAGAAGAAGCAAGACCACCTACTGCACCTATGATCTGACCTATCATTTATTATAACTCTCTTCGTGTACTACACGTGTTGGTGTTACTGTAGTCTTAGACTCTTTGCCCATCCAGATACCAAAACATCCTGTGAGAGCGCCCATACAGACTGATACAAGGCCAGACTGTGCTACACTAGGATCAGGTAGTGACATAAACCAGTGTACCGCTTGATACGTCAGTACAGTGACTGCCAGCATCATAAGCCGAGGTAGTACTTTCCAATCGTCTAGTACTGTATTAGCCATTACGTCCTCCGAAAACGTTTAGCCGTTTTAGCTGCCGCTTTAGGTTGCTTAGAAAATTGTTTACCCGCTTGAGTATCTTTTCTTTTCTTAGCTGTACTTGCTGCATACTCTTTGTTAGACATAGCTTTAATAGCGCCAGCCGGAAGGTAACGCTCTCCAGTAGCTTTTGGACCTTGTGTAGAAGGTTTACCACTTTTGGTTCTCCAGTCTTGTTTCGTCCATCTATTAAGACTTTTTTGTGATTTGGATAGGGCCATTATTTATAGCCCCCACCTTTTGCTTTGTATTGCTTTGCAACCATTTGTGCCTTACGTGCGCTCCACTGTCCGGGCTTTCCACCTTTGCCACCAGCTTTAACAGAGGCAACAAGACGCTTGCGCATAGTAGGCTTAGTATAATTACCTGCCGCATTAACCGTTGAAGATTTTTTGGGAGATTTCGCCACGTGTAATTCCAATATCTTTTAGTTCTTTATCGGACATATTACGAAGCAACCAATAATCTGCACGGCGTTGTTGTGCTACTGCGACTGCTTCAAACCAATTAATTAACCATTTCATGTTTATAACTCCTTGTATCATGAATGTATACTTACATATCAAGTATACAAAGAAGTTATACCATAGTTAGTTATATCATACTATAGACAATAATGCAACCCCGCTATTACCCTACTGGGACGAAGGTCTCAGTTACAGTAAGGATAGTGTCAATATGCCCAGCGGAAGTAGGTACGTTTTGTATCTTATCGCCCGGTTGTAGTACTAGGTCAATGTTTGTAAAGGTAATGTAATCACCTGAATTTAGACTCTTGCCTGACAGAAAGTGAGATGTGTAGTTATCAGCTGCTACGTACCACTCTACATCTACAGAGTTTGTACTACCACCACCATTAACTATGTGGATGAACGTAACCTCAGCTACACAGTTAGCAGGGCATGTATATACAACCTCTGTAGCGGTGCCACTATTGTGACCATACACAGAACGCATACGTGCTGGTTTACCTTGATTAAGTAAAGACATGTAGTCTATTTATTCCCGTTAAGTTCATTCATATAAACTTCAAATGCAGATTTAGTTTTACCCATGTTAACTGGCAAACCAGTCTTTTTCTTTTCTGCAGGTGTCATCTTACTCCACTTAGCATAAGTTAGGTAAGGACTACTGCCCTTAAATGGTGCAGTAGTTTTTTTATTTGCTATGTACGCTTTAGCTTTGACAAGGTTTTCCTGTCTACGTCTAGCTGCATCTGCTTTAATTTTAGCATTGGCTGCATCTACTTCTCTCTTCTCGGCTACCGTCATGTCACCGTAACCATTACCTGCACGAGTTATTGTATCGGGACGTGCTTTAGGTCGTGTAGATTTAACTGGTCTAGCTTTAGGGCGTAAGGAAGTTTTTACTGCTGCAGCTGATTCAGATTTCTTATTAGTTTTAGATTTACCAAAATCATTGGCCCACTGAGTAAGTGTCTTACCGGACTTCTTAAGTTCCTCTGCAGTTACTGCAAGTTTCTTTGTACCCTTCTTATCATAGAAGAATTTAGAACCTGCCTTCTTTGCAGCTGCCACTGTACGAGGTTTACCAGCTAGTTTGTCCTTAGCCATATGCTATCTCCTAAGTTACTCTGTAGTCCACGCTTCATTCTCAGGAGTAGCAGGATCATCTTTTACAAAGTAACCCTTCTCTGTACGTGCCCGTACTTTCTTACCCGTTTTCTTTTTCTCAGTTTTAGCTGCCGTGACTTTAGAGCTAAGTATTTCTTGGACCTTACCATCTGAACACCAGTAATCTCCATACGGATCAAAGGCTGCAAGTACATCACCTAAGCGTGTAGTTACAGCTTCTTCCGTTACAAGATACCCATGTTCTTCAAGTACGGTTTTATAATCTAAGAATTTCATTTCTTCTTCTTTCCCATACATTTTCCTACTGCCTTACATTTAAGAGGGGTAGGACACCCCTTACATGTTTTAAATTTAGGTGCCATTATTTTTTATTTCCCTGTGTAGGTTTCATAGAGGCACCACAGTTAGCGTACCCACCTCTACTATACTTTTTAGGTTTGGACATTCCACCTTTAGCAAGTCTAGGCTTTGCTTTAGCTTCTTGTTTACGCAACTCTTCAGCAAGTTCTTTTTTTGTCATGTCACTTGGCTTACGTGGCGTAGTTTTTTCTGAAAGTGCCATGCTTTTATCTAAAGTTACTGGTTTAGCCTTTTTATTAGCTATGCCTTGTTCCATAGAGCGAACGTTTTTATACAGTTCAGCTGCCTCAATACGTTCTATAATAGTTTCATATTGAGATTTAGTTATAATATTATTTTTATAATCTGTATTTGCCTGTCTTGCAAAAGCGTTACGTGCAGCAGTAGGGAGCGAACGATATTTATCCATGCTCAGGGGTTTAGGACCAGCCTTAGTTAGCATAGCGGAAATTGAACCAGTAGCATTTATTAAACGTTCTTTACTACTTTGTTTTTCAGTATCCTTAGATGGTCTATCCTCTGGCATTAATACTTCAGAAATATCACCAGAATCTTTTTTCTTAGTTTTAGCCTTGGCTTTTTGGCCTAGCTTTTCATTAGCTTCACGCTTTGCTTTAGCGGCTTTAGCTTTTGCTACTTGTTCTTTAACCAAAGAATCTATGTCTTCTACTTTTTTATTACTATTCTTTTTTACATTTTTTGCAGACTTAGCTGCCTTCTTAGCTTTCATTGCTGCACGAGCAGCTGCCGACAATACACCCATTTTAATATTTCCTTATATTACCATTTTACTTTATCTGCCCAGTAAGCTGCACTTAACTTACCACGCTTAATGTTCTTTGCATGACGTGCCTTAAAACTTGCACGTTTCTTCTTCATCTTGTCCGATTCACCTGCTTTAGGCTTACCTGCAGTACTTGCACCTTGCTCACCAAAGCGTATCATCTTAATGGTAGTACCTTCCTTAGCAAGTACTACATGAGATTTGGTAGGATGTTTAGGTGTACGCTTGGGTTTGTTATACCCACTGAATGTTTCACCTCTATATTCAACCGTCATGTCCGTCCGTCCAACCTTCCATACGCATAGCCCACTCTACGTGCTCTAACGTAAATGATTTACCGTAGTGGGCATCCACTGCAGTCTTTACATAAAATACATCACTATGAGGAATGTGCAACTTATCTAAGTTACCATCTAATACATGTTTATAGAACTCTTCCAAAACATTGTCTGTATATAGTTTTACTGATTTTTTAGCCATTGTCAATACTTAATTACAAATCTCTCGCCTAAAGGCAATTTTCACTTACGTATATACTACATGTAAGTGTTGTACTGTACGTGTATACTTATATGTTTATATAGTTAAGTATAATTATAAGTAAGTATATATACATTTAACTGTTTCACTGTACGTGTATCACTTTAAGTGACCCTACCCTAACACCTAACATATATAGTTTTACACATTCTACAATACATGTCAACCCCTAATCGTATAGTGTGTATGTATTGTGATATATGTTACAGCTTTGTTACACGTATGTTACTTACTATTTGTGATCACGTATTAATGCCCCTACCCAAACTGTATTATACCATTTGTGATCACGTATAATAGGTCCACATCGGCCCTATGTACATGTAAACCAGTATATATGTAATGTGGTTAACAGTGATATTTCCTGATCTGTGTATTTGTACGTATATACTAACGTATACCCCCGGCATGGCCCCTGCCCACCCCCTCCTCAACGTGCAATTCTGCGCATAATGCAAGGTCATGACGTGTGTTGAAAGCAAATATGCCATCACATTCCACCAACATACCGAAGGTATACATCAAATCAAACACTTACTTGTCTACGACAACTGTTATGCAATCAGTTGCCACCATTTATGGTGATAGAAACAGGGAGATTTTCACATCGAAGATGTGTTGTAGATGCCGAGTACAAATACTATACCCCACCATCAGAGATGGTCATGTCACATATCCACAAGCCGTGCATAGCTCTGCCAATGGTCATTTGAAGTGTCCAACATTGGACGATACCATATACAAAGTATATGACAAATATGCCACACAAATGGTGACCTAATCCAAGCTGGAGCCTCGCATGAGTTTAGCGCACGAACTTCGTAATTACTTGTAATTACTGCAGTCATCCGTGAAACGGCCTGCACCGAGGATCACGTCATGAGAAACCATGACTTGACAACTTATACTATACTCTACTAGTTTATAAAGAGAACTATATCTCACTATTTGTGAGAGATATAGGTTCTCTCATATAAACAGAGTATAGATAAAGGGACTACCGAAATGACAAATTCAGCAACAACAAAAACTACCGAAGGTACTACAATCTCAGCTCTTGTAAAGGAAGGCAAAGCCTTAGCATCAATCTGGAAACAGACTAACAGTCTGAAACATACCATCAAAGCCTCTGGCTTCGACACCAGACTTGGCAAACTCTTACAAGAGTTGAAAGCTCAATCCACTTTGGATTCCGGTCAGATTAGTCGTCAAACTCTGACGATGTACGGCATCAATATCATTGATCGTCGTCGTCGTTCTGAAGCTCTGTGGTTCGTTGAAAACGAAGTAGAGTGCCGCAAGTTCATCGAAGATGGTAAGTTCAAAGGTACTTCACTTACTGCTTTGCAGAAAGCAATGCGAGATGCAGCTAAAGCTGATGAAGAAACCACCGAAGGTGAAACGTCCAATGTTGGACAGTCTGATGCAGAACAGCCAAAGGCTGATACAACTAAGCCTCGTATCTCTCACAAAGTGATGGTCAATACCATCATTGCTCAAGCCGAATTGAATGAGCTTGATCTTGAAGAGATCATCACTGATCTGATGGCTGCACTTGAAAAGCGTCAAGCTGCATGAGATACAAAGTATCTTCCTACAAAGCTAGTGTTGAGCAGGATATGCTCGACACAGCTATGGCACAGTTCTGTGAACTGGCAGAAGAAATGAACCGTCCAACATTGGACACTTTGATTGCCAACACGTTAACTCCAGAGGAGTTAAAGAAACGTATTCCCACATTAATCCACGATAGTGGATGGAAGGATTTAACATGACCTATGCTGAAATTCGTATTGCCATTGCCGCCTATGTAGGTTGCAGCGTAGCTCTGGCCTATCTGTTGCTGGTATCCTTTGGATACATTCAAGAGGATGGCTATGGAATATACATTCCAGATGTTGGTGGCTACCATATTTCCCCTCTTGACAAGTAGTATTACATAGTTATATAACACTGATACTTTAGTGAAAGTGTTATATAACATATGTTTAATACTAACACTGAAACAAACCGTCCAATGTTGGACACTTTAAAAGGATGCTAAAATGCAATTGCTTTATCCCAAAGGCTACGATGGTAATGTTGTTTTCGTAACAAGAAAATCAACCATGTCAGGCGAAGAAAATTGCCGCCTCATGTTCTTTACACACCGCCAGTATGACAATTGGAAGAATGGTGGTAAGTGCATACAGGATGCTATGCCACAATTGTCTCCAGAGGATCGTGAGTTCCTCATGACGGGTATCACACCTGACGAATGGGATGAGGCGTTTGCCTAGTTGAAACCGTCCAATGTTGGACACTTTAACGGAGTTATATAATGTTTAATACTAATGAATTGCGATTGATTGAGGAAGCTATAGAAAGCTATGGCTCACGTTGCAGTAATAACGAGTGGCGTGAGTTACTTGAAAAGGTACGCCGTGAAAGGTTTGACAGTAGAATTGAGGAATTAGTATAATGTATCAACGTGATGTAAATGAGATCAAAGCCTTCGTAAAATGGCGTGGCCCAGATGCTTTGGTAAACACTGGCCTATTCGTATTGCTAACGATACAAGCTGGCCTGTCCACCGTCCGTGGTAGCATGGTCAAGGTTGAGCGTGATTGCTATGACGCTGACTGCCTATGGGGCAAAAAGGCTGAAGGTTACAAGTACCTTGTAGACAATGCAGAGTACCTGTACGGCAAGCTGTATCACATTGCCGACAACAAAGGCTATGAAAGTGTCGAGGCATGTGCCGATGTCATACAACTGTTTATGGCTGTACCCAATCTTGGCATGGTCAAAGCGGCCTTCCTTGCCCAATGCCTTGGGTTCAATGTAGCCTGTATTGACAGCCACAACATCAAGCGTTTGGGTATCTCACCTAACCTTGTGAAGTCCCCACCTGCCACCATGAAACCTGCCACTGTACGCAAGAAGGTTGAACAGTATGTTGAACTGACCCAAGTTGAGGGCAGCGAGTATTGGTGGAACTCATGGTGTGAGTATGTAGCTGGCAATCGTGCCAACCGTGCATTAGATACTGGTGACGTAGTGTCTAGGTATCATGTAGAATGTGTAACATATGGATTTGAACATGGTTAAAAAAGTATCTGTGGGGGTTGTAAATCCTGTGGCTAAGGCTATGCTACAAGAACGCAAAGCCCCACAGGTAGTCTTACCCAAGAAGGGTAGCAAAGCTAAACGTAACCGCAAACAGGAGAAGTACGATGCAATACGAGATGCAAAACTTCATCAAGATGACTAAACGAAAAGCGTCCAATGTTGGACAGTCCAAGTTCAATGACGATTGGAAACGTGAACGTGACAAAGAACGCAAACGTAAACAGACATTGCGTAACAGTGTAACCAATTACCGCAGCAACAAGGTAGCCTAACTATGTCAGTATATATGATTTACCAACGTACAAACGTAGACAGTGAGCGCATCAACAGTATGCCAACATCTGTATATGCCAAAGCGTACTTTGCATTGGGTATGCCCAACAGGGATACCGTAGAGGATGCCGTGCATGACGGTTTACATCACAATATGTATGAACCTACTATGATTATGCACGACATTGAAGACAGGGATCGTACCCCATTTGAAGCCATCTTTGATGAAGGCAACGGATATGGTGACGGTTCCATCAAGACAGCCAACATCCGTGACCGATACAGTATGTCGGTAGGTGATATACTTGTACAGCTAGATACAGGATATGCCCACGTATGTATGCCAGTAGGATGGCATAGCATTGACCTAACACTTGAATTAACAGCAGCTTAAGGAGCTATAACATGACAAACCCAACACAAAACACCCGCCCAGTAGTTAAATCCACAAACCCTGAGTTGTATGTACAGCACACATACCACATGAAACGTGCAACTAAGTACACCTACAACTACTCATCTCTGGATGACTACATCGTGGAGAATTGGGACAACAAGTCAATCAAAGAGATTGCAGAAGACACAAACGAATACTTCAATCGTGTAGTATACCGTGTGCAACTGTTGCAGTCCCTCAATCTGCTGAAGACAAAGCGCAACATGGAGCGTGGTAAGTTGATGCGTACTCGTAAGTACCTCATGACAAAACTAAAAGAAATAAATGCAAAGCTAGAAGGAGTCGCATAAATGTTTGTAATCGTAGCAACAAAACCATTGGACGATGGGTCACAAGGCTTTCGGTTCAACCTGTTCGGCAAGAAAGGTTTGGTGCGTAAACGTAAATCAATCTCACGAGGTTGGTTCAAGCGTCAGCGGATGGAGACATCCGTGGCGTACCACTTTGGCAAGCGTACCGTGTACCTGTTTGGTAATGGTATGAAGCCACGTAAACTAGCGCACTTTGCAGGATAGGAGATGGCGTAATGACTAAGCTAGAACTATACACGAGTGAACTGTTAATGCTCAAGGATCTACTTGAGAATGACATAGAGAATACAGGGTGGGATGGGGTTGCATATAATGACGTTGACCTGATGCAATACTACCTTGATCGTGCTAAGGTATTAGCCAAAGTACAAGAGGAGCTAGGCTTATGACAAAGACAGTAAAAACTGAACTGACCCGTGACGAAGTAATGATACTCTTGGAAGTATACAACACCATTGACTCACTGGTTGATGATACAATGGAGATGATGGATGTGAGACTATCACAACTCAGTGACGCACGGGACAAGGCTTATGCGTTGAAACATATGTTTGACTTCCGACCAGTCATAGGCGATGATGGTAACCCTAACCACTGGAAGCCATGCGTATTGCCTGACGATCCTACTGCTTGGTATTACAACAGTGAGGTGGACTAAGCATGGTTACTATGGCATACGATGTGACGCTTGAGATTGACGGTGTAGCGTCCGTGGTCAAGCTCGACACTACCTATCCAGCTGTAAACAGTTGGAACAGTGCAGTTGAATTTGCAATCCACATGGCTATTCATGACCATCCCGGCACAAAGATTGAGTTCATTGACTGTGCCGAATATGTTCATGCAGAGTACACAAACTATGGATACATTCACGATGCACCTATGGTACTCCAATGATTAGCGCAGCGTTAATGTGCTTGGCCCTCAATGTGTATCACGAAGCACGTAGTGAACCGTTGCAGGGTCAAGCCGCTGTGGCTCATGTTGTACTCAACAGAGTTGCAAGTGGACGATGGCCTGATGATGTATGCTCCGTAGTGCATCAAGGCTATGAGAAGGGTAAGTTCAAGTGCCAGTTCACATGGTATTGTGACGGTAAACCTGATGAACCCACAGAGATACTGGCATGGGCAAGGTCCGTGCTGGTAGCCAACCAAGTGCTGACAGGTGTAGTGCCTGACGTTACGAATGGAGCTACACATTACCATGCAAGGTACGTTAACCCGTACTGGAGTGCATCCCTATCTAAGACTGTGACTTATGGGTCACACCTATTCTACCGATAGCTTACCGTTACTAGTATAGGGGTGGACATATACTACATAACTATGGCACAGTTGCCGTACATACAATCATAGGAGAACAGTATGCCGTTTGATATTCCAGAATATTTAGACTTTGACGTAGCATTTGAGGACACACGTATGCCCGACAAGAAGTACGTCATCAATCAGACTACAGGTCAACCACTTGGTATCGTTGGTAAATCTTTCCAATGTGCATCGCATGGTGACTTCTTTCGTGGTGTAGTTGAGACAGCTACGGAGACACTATCTGAGCATGACTTGGAAGATGCAAAGTATGGCTTCCGTACTGCACGTAATGGTGCATGGGCTATGCTTGACATCACCTTGCCCAACGTAACTATGGACATCAGCACCGACAAGTTCGAGACGGAGATCGGCAATCGTATCATCAGCCTTCATGGTATTGATGGTTCGTGCAGCAACCAAGTGTTCTTTGGTGCAATTGATTTCTTCTGTACCAATGGCATGATTACAGGAGATCACGACAAAGTTCGCAAGAAGAACACATCTAACTTCTCAATGGAGAGCTTCATCTATGAGCTTAACCGTGCTCGTACAGATTTCTACCAACAGGCACAGCAGATGCAGGTGTGGGCGCATACCGATCTCAAGTATGTAGACGTAAGCTCTTTGCTTGATGATATGCTTGGCTCTAAGCGTAAGTCAGAGAAGATGTACAGTCTGTACATGCAAGAGGCATCGACACGTGGTCACAACAAGTTTGCACTGTATAGTGCTATGACTAACTACGCTACCTATGCAGATGAACGTAACGGGTTCAACCTCAAGAACACTGGCAACGACACACAGGCCATCAGTATGTGGTCACGTGAGCAAGAGGTGAGCAAGTGGATCAGTGATGACAGGTTCCGTTTGTTGGAGGCTGCATAGTCTATGCCTAAACTACCACGCTACGTGCAACAACGAGTGTCACCCTCTGGGGTGATCTCATACCGCTTCAACCCACCGCAGTCCCTTGTAGACGAGGGGGTGGTTAAACGTGAGGAGTACGGCAGTGACATGAAAGAGGTGCGCAAGATTGTGAAGGAACACAACGCAGCTATTGATGCGTGGAGACATGAGCAGTCTCTTGTTATACAAGTAAAGCCCAACAGCAAGGTGACTGACTTGATAAACTTTTACTATCAGTCTAATGATTTCAACATGTTACGACCTAACACTAAAGTGGATTACAGATACTTCCTAACTGTGCTCCACCAAACAATGGGTACACGTAAGTATGAATTGGTTACACCAAAGATTGCCAAGGCTGCATATGAAGAGTGGGTGAAACGTGGTATTAGCTTTGCTAATCATGCAGCTACATGTGCAAGCCGTGTGTACAACTACGCAATACAAATGGGACACACGACACAGAACCCTTGGGCTAACATCAAACGCAAATCAGTGACACAACGTAAGGTGGTGTGGAAACACGAAGATGTTATCCGGTTTCTTGATTATGCGTACAGCGATTACGAATACAGAAACGTAGGTCTGATTGTACAGATGGCATACGAATGGTGCCAGCGACTAGGTGACATGCGTAACCTCAAGTGGGAGAACATTAGTTTGTCTAAGCGTATACTGTATCTCGAACAGAGCAAGAGAAGGGCTGACGTAGAACTGCCTATATCTGAGGAGCTTTGTACTATGCTCAACGATCAACGAAACGACTTTGGTTTCCAAGAGTACGTGGCTCCCCATCCACGGCCTGTAAACGGTACGTATGAGCCGTATGCAATGGAGAGATTATCCAAGGTAGGGCGCAGAGTAATGCGTCTTGCAGGATTGCCAGAGGAGTTACGTCTTATGGACTTACGTAGGACAGGAGTAACACAGATGGTAGATGCAGGTGTACCACTACCCCAAGTGATGTCCGTAACTGGTCATGCACATGTGTCTTCCGTGAAACCCTATCTAAAAAATACGTACCACTCTGCAAATAGTGCATTGACACAAAGAAATGTAAGTGTACAATCGAGTGGTAACGAGTAACACATAGAAGGTATATAGAACATATGAATATAAATAACATCATAAGTGATCTATCATTAGTAAATGGTGAGACAAGGCGCATGACTTGCCCATCATGTAATACTAAGAATACTTTTACTGTTACAAATAACATGGGTTCTATTGTCTGGAATTGTTACAAGGCGAGTTGCTCTGTCTCTGGTGGTACACGTACAACACTGACCGCCGATGACATTCGCAAGTCTCTTGGACATGTTGCCGAAGAGACACACACTACAACTTTCGTCAGACCTGATTGGTTTGTACGAGACTACAAAAAACTTGAGGGCTTTTGCAACCAGTGGGAGCTTGACGCACAACAACTAGGGCTTATGTATGATGTCAAGGAACATCGTGTGGTATTCCCTGTTGTGCACAATGGAGTTACTGTAGATGCCACAGGCAGATCACTTGGTAATCGTATACCTAAGTGGAAACGGTATGGAAAAAGTGTATTGCCATACAGTTCTGGACGTGGTAAAACTGCAGTAGTCGTTGAAGACTGCATAAGTGCTGCCGTTATAGGTGATGGTGGTGTATATGTTGGGGTAGCAGTGTTGGGTACATCGTTGTCTAATGGACACAAGGAGTACTTATCGCAGTTTTCAACGGCAATAATTGCACTAGACCCTGACGCACTACCCAAGACACTGCAATTTGCAAAGGAATTACGTGGCTACGTTGACACAGTGAAGGTGTTGCGGCTACAAGATGACATCAAATACCGAATGCCAACCGACATGGCAAACCTTTCAGCACTAGGAGACTGACCCAATGGAACTATCCCTTATCCGAAGCCTAATGGACAAAACATTCTACGATGAACATCGTGGTGCACGTTGTCCTGATCGACTCTTTAGTAAAGATGTACGTAAGATCAAGCAAGCAATCGACACAGCTATGGATCGGTATGAGCGTACCGTAACACCAGCAGAGATTGAGGCTCTGTTCATGGCGAACAACCCCACCCTCACAACGGCACAGAAGCAGGCATACAGCCACTTGTTCCAGCAAGTGAGCAAGGAGCAGCCTATGGGTAGTGACGTAGCACAGGAAGTGCTATCAAAACTATTCCAACAGGTGGTGGGCGAAGACATTGCCAACCTTGGCTTTGACTATGTAAATGGTAGCAAGTCTAGCCTTGACCCACTACGTCAGATGCTTGAGCAATACGGTGATGACTTCACTCCCAACCTCAAGGTTGAGTGGGAGGACATTGACCTAGATACAATCATTGCAATGACTGACCTTGAGTCACAGTGGACATTCAACATCCCTACGTTGACACGTAAGGTTGAGGGCATCAACGCTGGTCACCTCATTGAGGTAGGTGCTAGACCTAACACAGGTAAGACATCCTTTCATGCCTCACTTGTGGCTGGGCCTAACGGCTTTGCATGGCAGGGTGCTAAGGTAGTTGTACTGTGTAATGAGGAAGGCTACCACCGTGTAGCTCACCGCTACATCACGGCAGCCACAGGTATGGACAAGCACGAGATCGTTAAGAACAAGACACAGGCTATGGCAATCTTTGCCAAGATACGTGACAAGATCATGTTCAAAGATGCAACGGGACGTGACATGAACTGGGTTGAGTCGGTGTGCAAGTCATACAAACCTGATGTAGTTATACTGGACATGGGTGACAAGTTTGCACGTACCGCTGGCTTCTCACGACCTGACGAAGCACTCAAGGCTAACGCTATTCATGCCAGACAGATTGCCAAGCAACAAGACTGTGCAGTATTCTACATGTCTCAGCTATCGGCAGAGGCAGAGGGTAAGGTTGTACTAAACCAAGCCATGATGGAGGGTTCACGTACAGGTAAAGCCGCAGAGGCAGACTTGATGATCATGATCTCCAAGAACCCTACAGTTGAGGGGCAGGAAGAAGAAGACAACCAACGCCACATCAACGTAGTTAAGAACAAGTTGTCCGGTTGGCACGGTATTGTACACACCGACTTGGAGTACAAGATTGCACGGTATGTATCATGATTGACGTATCAACCCTAATAGAGATTGGGTTCACGTTGTGTATAGGTTTCATACTTTGGGATCAGCACAAGCAAAGAGAGAATATGGCTACGTTCCAGCTGGCATTACTGGAAATGATAGATAAACACAATCAACTTGCAGATGTAGTAGTTGAATTAGACGAAGCACTTGAGGAAGTAGAGGAGGCGATACAGTGATCACACAAGAGGACATAGACGCCTTTCGTGATATGACGGAAGATGGAGCACAAGATGGTTACGTATACGTAATTACAAACAAGGCTTGGCCTGAGTGGGTCAAGATAGGCAGAGCCATTGATGCAAACGATAGGTTGCGTAGCTATCAAACCAACTCACCACTGCGTGATTACTGGATTGTGTACTCTCAATACTTTGATGATGTCAATGCAGCTGAACGCAAGGCACACTTGATTGCTGCACGAATGACAGGTAAACCGTGGAACAAGGTTGATAACGGTGAATGGTTCAGACTAACGGAGCAACAGGCTAGAGAAGTATTGAAGGAGGTGACACGTGACTAATACAGTATGGATATTGTTGTGGCTTGTCTTAGTACCAGAGAACGGCGTTAGATATTATCATTTGGGTACATATGACAATGAAACCTTATGTAAGACTGGACTGAGAGACGCATCAGTCATGGTCAACGACAAGAATGAAACGGTAGAATGTATTGGGGTACAGGTAGATGATTAAAGCGACATATATCAACCATATGGGCAATGACCTGACGGTAGCTAACGCAGCACGTGTGTCATTTGGTAAGACATCTGAGATGGAAGACGATCCTTGGGGTCCACCTAAGCTCAAGGCCAAGGATGATAAGCTGATCCGTTACCTTGCCAAGCACAGGCACATCAGTCCATTCGGGCATTGCTTCGCCAGCTTCCACGTCAAGGCTCCGATCTTTGTAGCACGACAGCTAGTCAAGCATAAGTTTCTGCGTTGGAATGAGATCAGCAGACGGTACGTTGATGATAAACCTGAGTTATACATGCCTGATGTGTGGCGTGGACGTAGTGCTGACAAGAAGCAAGGCTCTGAGGGTGTCGTTGATGTAGGTGACTGGGGTGATACTAACTGGGCATGTCTCAAAGCCTACAACGATCTTCTTGAGCATG